GGTCGGCGGATCATCGTCACCGGCGAAATCACCACCAACCACCGCCCGCGTATCCGGGAGTCTGTGCGCACCGCCCTCGCGCGTGCCGGATACAGTCCGCTCGGGATCCTGATCTACGTGTGGACGCGCCGCCAATCGAGCGACATCAACGCCGGGGTCACCACCTCGCTGGAGGCACGCGGTGGTGATAGTTCGGCGTTCGCGTTGCAGGGGGCTGGCGATCAGGGCACGGTCTACGGTTACGCCACCGCCGAGACCCCTGAACGCCTCCCGCTCCCGCTCGTCCTGGCACATCGCATCTGCGAGCGTCTCGATACTGCCCAGGTCGAGGGGACGATCTGCGGGATCAAGTCGGACGGCAAGGCCCAGGTGAGTGTGCGTTATGACGACACCGGTGCCCCCGCCGCCGTCGAGACCGTCGTGGTCTCGGTGCAGCATGAGGCGGGCAAGGATCTGGCCGTGTTGGAGCGTGAGGTGCGCTCGCTGATTGTGGCCCCGGCCTGCCAGACCTACCTACCCATAGACGAGCACACCGAAATTCTTGTGAATCCGTCGGGTCGGTTCGTTGAGGGCGGGCCGCGAGCCGATACCGGGCTGACGGGCCGGAAGCTCATGGTCGGCACCTACGGCGGGCTCGGGTCTCATGGTGGGGGCGCGTTCTCCGGCAAGGACCCATCCAAGGTCGACCGGTCAGCGGCCTACATGGCTCGCCTGATCGCTCGTACGATCGTTGACGCCGGGCTGGCCGCTGAGTGCGAGGTGGGCATCTCGTATGCGATTGGGAAGGCTGATCCGGTCGCGTTCGAGGTGGACACGCTCGGCACCGGCGAGTACGCCGACCACATCTTGACCGCCGCCGCACGTGACGTGTTCGTGCTGCGGCCGGCGGGGATCATCGACGTCCTCAACCTGCGCACACCCCGTTACCGGGATCTCGCGGTCTACGGGCACATGGGCCGGGATTGGCCGCGCTGGGAACAAACCTGGCGTTTTGAGCGCGACCTGCGGAAGGCGGTGGAGCCCCGTGCGCATCGAGCAGCTACCCATCGCTGACCTCACGCCAGCCGACTACAACCCGCGCAAAGACCTCCGGCCCGGCGACCCCGACTACGAAAAGCTCAAGCGGTCGCTGACGGAGTTCGGATACGTCGAACCTGTCATCTGGAACAAGACCACCGGCCATGTCGTCGGCGGCCACCAGCGCCTCAAAGTCCTCGAAGACCTCGGTGAAACCACTGTCGACTGCGTGGTCGTCGAGTTGGACGAGACCCGCGAAAAAGCCTTGAACGTCGCGCTCAACAAGATCAGTGGCGACTGGGACCAGGACAAGCTCGCCCTGCTCATCGCCGACCTGGACGCGAGTGATTTCGACGCTGAGCTGACTGGGTTCGACGACGATGAGATTGCCCAGCTCATCGGCTCCTTGGATGAGGACGAGGTGGAGGATGACGACTTCGATCTGACCGCCGCCCTGGAGGCTGCCGCGTTCGTCGAGCGGGGTGATATCTGGACGGTGGGTAGGCATCGGCTGGTGTGCGGCGACGCCACCAACGCGGGCGACATCGAGCTGTTGATGGATGGCAAGAAGGCCAACTTGGTGCTCACGGACCCGCCATACAACGTCGCCTTCGAATCGTCTGACGGCTTGTCGATCAAGAACGACAAGATGAGCGCGGACGGGTTCTACGAGTTCCTGCTCGCAGCGTTCACTCAGATGGCGGGCGTGTGTGAGAAGGGCGCGTCCGCGTACGTGTTCCACGCCGATACCGAAGGTCTGAACTTCCGGCGCGCCTTTCAAGACGCGGGCTTCAAGCTGTCGGGGTGTTGCATCTGGGTCAAGGACTCCCTGGTGCTGGGTCGTTCCCCGTATCAGTGGCAACACGAGCCCGTTCTCTACGGCTGGGTGAAGACGGGCAAGCACACGTGGTACGCGGATCGGAAACAAACCACCGTCTGGCGGTTTGATAAGCCTCGCAGGAATGCTGATCATCCGACCTCGAAGCCGCTGGATCTGTTGGCGTATCCGATTGGAAACTCCACCCAGGCGAATGCGATCGTGCTCGACACGTTCGCCGGCTCTGGCTCCACGCTCATGGCGTGTGAGGCCACCAACCGGATCGCTTACTGCATGGAGCTCGACGAGAAATACGCCTCAGTCATTCTGCGCCGCTACGCCGACGCCACCGGGGACGCCGCAGGTATCACCTGCCTGCGCGACGGCCAACAGTTGGCCTACCTGGATGTGGTGAAGGCCGTGGATCGAGGCAAGAAATAGGTGGCCGTCCGGACTTGCTATCTGGTCGGGATAGAGCGTGTATGTACATGACCGAAAACCACTCCGACCAGGGGAACACGCAAAGGAGGCCGGTCATGACGACACTCAAGTTCACCAAGCAGCGCAAAGGCCGCAAGCAACTCGCCGCTTTTCTCGCCACCCAGCTGCGAGCGACCGTCGAGTATCTGGGAACCCCAACGTTTGCCTACCAGATTGGCGAGGCCATGTTGGATCGTGACTGGCTGCTGCATCTGCCCGAGGACACCGACGTGGCCGGGCTGGTCGAGGCGGCCGCGCAGGCCGGATTCCCGACGGACACCACCGACGAGCCAGGCGAGTTGGGGTTGACGTTGGCGTTCCCCACCACCGGTTGGGAGGACACCACGAAAGGGAAGGTGGAGGCGACGCTAGCAGCGAAAGGAGAGCTCATCGCCAAAGCACTCCAGATCCCCGCAACCCCGATGAGCATCGACGCCGAGGCCGGGACGGTCGAGTTCCCCTGGTTCGACGTAGCGCCCGACCCGCAGGTAGTGGAGGCCACCACGGTGCTGATCGCCCGGATCATCGACCACGCCAAAACCGCCACAAGAGCCTCAGCCAAACCTGCCGAAACGGGCGGGAACGACAAATATGCGATGCGCTGCTGGCTGCTGCGCCTCGGTCTGATCGGCGACGACACCAAACCCGTCCGCCGCACCTTGCTCAAACACTTGGACGGCAACGCCGCCTGGCGCACCCCACCCACCCACAAGGACACCCGCGATGAACACAATTGACGACCTCGACCAGCAAGATCGCGACCCGCACCCAAACCTCGTCCACGAGCCTGCTCACCGTCTACATGAACAGCCAGCGGGCGGGCAACGAGCTGCTCGACTTCGCCGAAGGTCTCTACGACTCAGACGTGCCCAGCATCCTCGACGAACTCAAGGAGCACAGCATCGGCGAGTTCACGATCAGCGCGAACCAGACCGGCCTGACCACGATCATCTGGAACCTCACCCAGGCAGGGGCAACCCTGCGAGGCATGACCCAAGTCAACGACCGCTACCCAGACCCGATCACCGGGGAACGCCGCATGATCCCCGCCTGGCACCTGGCCATCGACTGACCCCAAGCCACCGTGGGTACCCACCCAATCAGGGGCCGTTTCCGTGCCCGTCGCCCCTCAAAGATTCCTCAAAAATAGTGGGCTGACTAGGGCTTTTACGACTGGATAAGAGCGCGCACCTATGGCTGTATGTACATGACCGAACAAGGCAAGAAGGAGAAGGTCATGAACAACGAAAAGACCACGATGGAGCAGCTGCAGATGGCGACCGACAGCTACGGCACGGTGATCGCCTACGGGGACTTCGTCCTCGCCTCGGCCTACCGGCACTTGGGCAAAGGCCGGATCGGAAACGACGCCCGCGTCTACAAGCTCGCCGAGCAGCCGATCTCCGGCTGGGGACAGGACGCCCGAGGCTTCAGTGAATGCGAACTCGACCTGGTCGCCGAGGCTGACGAACTGTTCGCTGACGCCGGCCACGCCATCGCCTGGGCCTTCGCCCACACCAACTAACCAGCACAGGAAGGAGCCTGACGGGCGTGATGCGCACTCTCGACACCTACACGCCGACCCGGTTCATGGCCGCAGGCTCCACCTATGACAAGCGGAAAGCCGACTTCGCGGTCGCGTTCATCCAAGCCTTGAAACACACCAAGGGCCGCTGGTCAGGACAGCCCTTCCAGCTCATCGACTGGCAGGAACAAATCATCCGTGACCTGTTCGGCACCGTCAAAGCCGACGGCTACCGCCAGTTCACTACCGCCTATGTCGAGATCCCCAAGAAGCAGGGCAAATCAGAGCTTGCCGCCGCCGTCGCCCTGCTGCTGACGTGTGGGGATGGTGAGGAGCGTGCCGAAGTCTACGGGTGTGCGGCCGACCGGCGGCAGGCCTCGATCGTGTTCGAAGTCGCCGCCGATATGGTGCGCCAATCACCAGCCCTGTCGAAGCGGGTGAAGATCCTCTCTTCGCAGAAGCGAATCATCTACAAGCCCACCAACTCCTTCTACCAAGTCCTCTCCGCAGAGGCCTACTTCAAGCACGGGTTCGACATCTCCGGCGTGGTCTTCGACGAGCTTCACACCCAACCCAACCGAGCCCTGTTCGACGTCATGACCAAGGGTTCGGGCGACGCACGCACCTAGCCGCTGTATTTCCTGATCACCACCGCCGGAACTGATACGCATTCGATTTGCTATGAGCAGCACCAGAAAGTCCAGGACATCCTCGCGGGCAAGAAGTATGATCCGACGTTCTATGCGGTGATCTACGGGGCCGACGCGGATGATGATTGGACCGATGAGGCCGTGTGGCGCAAAGCCAACCCCTCACTGGGCGTGACGGTGCCGATCGACAAGGTGCGCGCGGCGTGCAACTCGGCCCGGCAGAACCCTGCCGAGGAGAACACGTTCCGGCAGCTCAGGTTGAACCAGTGGGTCAAGCAGTCGGTGCGGTGGATGCCCATGCACATCTGGGACGCGGGAGCCGACCCGGTAAACCTGGACGAGCTGGAAGGAAGACGCTGCTACGGCGGGCTGGATCTTGCCTCTACGACGGATATTACCGCCTTCGTCCTCATCTTCCCACCCTACGGGGACGAAGAAGTACCGGATCGCCCCGTGGTTCTGGATACCGGAGGACAACCTGGCGTTGCGGGTGGCGCGTTATCATGTGCCCTACGACCTGTGGCACCAACAGGGCTTATTAGAGACCACGGAGGGCAACGTCGTCCAATACGCCCACGTCGAACGCCACATCGAGCAACTCGGGACACGCTTCGATATCCGCGAGATCGCCTTCGACAGGTGGGGCGCAGTCCAGATGAGCCAAAACCTTGACGATGCCGGGTTCACCGTCGTGCCCTTCGGGCAAGGCTTCAAAGACATGAGCCCACCGTCCAAGGAGCTCATGAGACTCGCACTAGAAGGTAGGCTCGCTCACGGCAGGCACCCAGTGCTGTCCTGGATGGTCGACAACATTCACGTCCGCACCGACCCGGCAGGAAACATCAAACCCGACAAGCAAAAGTCCACCGAGAAGATCGACGAGGTGGTCGCCACCATCATGGCCCTCGACCGCGCTATCCGAGGCGGTGGCAGCCACACGGGCACGTCGGTGTACGACTCACGAGGACTACTGGTGCTCTGA